TAGATTGTTTTTAAAAAGCGAATAGACAGATTCTGAATGTTCAATGGTGTCAACATTGATTTGGATATTGCTATTTTGTTGAGTGATCTGATCCTGGAGATTCTTGCCAAAAGCAGCATCAAGCCCGAACTTTCCTGCCTCTGTTGTCAGCCCATTGTTCACCAGGTACTTTCCCAGGACTGTTTGGAAGGTATCCGATGTCACCACTTTTTCGACCAGTTTCTGGGCGATTTTATCAAGCAGCGCCTGAACGGTAGATTTCTTTCCTTTCCCTACTCCCGTAAGATCTTGGGTGTCTATCGCTGTCACCCCTGACGCTTCTGTTGCTGAGAATCCCTGAGCCATATATCTGTAATTTTTTCCATCATTGCTAGGTGTAACTCCGCTCAAATTATCCTTTATTACTTTATAGGTGCTACCATTATAAAATACTACATCCCCACTCATGTATGTAGCGTCATTTAAATATTCTCCTTTATCTACAAAGCCAATTTTGCCAAGCTTTGTATATCCTTCTGGTACAGGCATTATGTCATGCTCCTCTCATATGATTCTTACACAGGCATATCATCCCTATGTTTAGAAATTATCCATGATGATTATGTCACCATTTTCCAATACAACGTTGCTCCTTCCAGCTTAAAATCCACTCCCTGACCGCCCTTCATATACAGTATTGAAGTTTCTGGATCAAAGTAAAAACCTGGAGCAGTGATTTTACTGTATATTGCAGCCCTGTCAGCTTCATTCCTGGCACGTTCCGCCTGGGTTGCAGACTGTTCACTGTAATACTTGGAATTATCCGTATTCTCTCCTTCTCTGATCCCCTTTCCCCCTCGCGTCCAGCTCTCTGCAAGCGCTCCAAAATCCTCTGCCTCATCTCTGGCATTTTCCGCCTGCTGTCTCTGTTCTTCTGTCTCTTGCAGTGTACGTTCCGCATATTCTTTATACTTTTCAGTAATCTCATTAGCATGATCTACTGCCCGCTGTGCTGCCTCAGCCACATCCACTATATCCTGTGAAGCCTGATTAACGTTTTGTACTGTCTGATTTACAACTCCTTGGATTTTTTCAAACGCCGCTACATTTGCCGATCGAACCTGGCGTCCATATCTGGCATTTTTCCAGTCCTGGATTTCTGATGACAGATCTATATCTTTTACTGGTGTTATCGCCACCTTCACTCACCCCCCTGTATCAATATTGTCAATCCGCTCCTCAAGATTCGATAAGCGATTGTATACGTCCTGCATGGTTTCTGTCAGACTCCAGCCTTTCCAGAAGCTCTGCCCGCCCATGCACTTAAAGTCATACGCAAGACACAGTCCGTCATTATTAACTGCAAAATCATAGGTTTCTTCATTTCTCCATCCAGCCCAGAACCAAAATCCGCCCTTTTTATTCGGATCCGCTGACATTCCACACTGTTCATCAAAACTCTGAAATATGTCGCGTCCCCAGTCATACGTTGCCATGAATCCGCCGATATAAACCATATCCTCGTTTGCCTCAAAAAGACCATCCGCAAATGTGGCATGGCCTCCCACGATTTCCGGTGCTTTTAACTTTCCAGAATTGATTACAATTCCGGTCAAGGACATTCGCATCAATTCCGTTCCGTTTTCATCCAAGACACGGATCACACCGGCTTTTCCAAGTCCTGGGCCTCCCACCTCCAAGGTTCCACCCCGGATTCGGTCTGCCAGCATTGTTCCAGTTGTTACAAAATCAGCTACCAGATTTCCGTCAATCGTCCAAGCATTACTGTACGGCCCGTTAATGCCAGTTGTTGAAAAACCTATTCCATTCTGATTGATCTGAATTACATTCTTGGCGGTATCTTTATCAGGCGTATTCATGATAAGGATCCTCCAAGGATGCATTTTTTTACCGGTAGCCGGATCAATATTATCCAGAATTACATATCCGCCAAAACCTCCGGTGATCAGTGTAGTAGCATTGTCTATTTTACGGTTGATTTCTTCGCTGGTACTCTCCTGCAATTTATCAATCCGATCACTGACTGTTACCTGGTTTTTATTTATGCTTTCCGTCAGTGTACTGGTCTCACGGCCAAGAGTAATGCTCCCTTGGGTTGGATCCAACAGGTTAAGCGTACGCTGAGATAACATATAGCGCTGGTTAATCCCATGGGGGCTGCTCACTACATTAGTCCAGTATCCAATCTGGAAACGTTCTATTGCCATCCCTATATCTGACAGATCCACAGCGCTTATTTCTATCGTTTCCGGCAATACAGCGGCTTCTTTTAAGTATTCCTGCGCTTTCTCCAACAATAGTTTCGGTGAAGTTATTTCTTCAAATTTCTGTGTACCCCAGATACGCCCATAACGCTCCAGAATTTCCTGATCTGCCGTAATATAGTCCTTTCCTTCATTCACGCTTGTTATATTCACTGTCTTTGTCTGTGTTTCTCCCAGTTCATCCTGGTATTCCATTTCTCCTCCCAAGGGAATAAGACAGGTAATAATCCCCGATGCATCCACATATTTGTTCAGATCCAGCAGGTTTTCTCCAAAGCGAATAGTCTGTGAGTTGATCCCTCCATAATCCCAGACATAATCCAGATATTTCTTCCCGTTCCTGTTCTGGATCCTTAAATATCCCCCGTATTTTTCCGGGAGTTCCCGAAGCAGCGCCAGTGTAGAGGTATATGCACTGATAGTCCGTTCTATGTCCATATCCGTTCCTGCTACATTGATATAGCCAATTTCTATTCTTTTCTTCGGCTCCACCTGTTCGTTATGTACCTTAAGAAGCTGTTCTATATAGACATTCACACTCCCTGATATCGTCCTTGGGCGCTGGATACTGTCCAACAAATAGGTTAATTCCCCTTCGCAGGTGATTGTAACCATATTCTGGAAATCCTGTTCTGGTTTCAGAATCCGCCCCCGGAACAATTCTTCCTTATCCCTGTACAGTATAACTTCCGAATTGCAAGGCTGTAGTCTACTGTAATTTTTATGTCCCGCATAAACCCTGAATTGAAACGAGCCAGCATTTCCGGGCTCTTCCGTTAATACTGGCTCAAATATTCTCATTTCATCATCTAACGGTTCATACAGCGGGTATTTCTGTCCGTTTTGTTCTACATATACCCGGTACATTATAATATCGCCCCCCTGTATTTCACACTTACTGTTCCATTTCCAATAAATTTCAAGTAGTTTGTTCCCGGTTTGATCACTACATCATACACCTTGTTTGTCCCTTTCTTCAGGCTGTACTGTACACCCCCAAATTCCAGAAGCATATCTTCGGATACAATGATTTCCGGTATTGTCCACTTTTCTGTGCCGTCAATAAGCATGGTATACGATCCTGATACCGTTATATTTCCATATTCCCGAATTACTCCTATTTTAAGGTCTAAGGGATCCCATAACCAGTCTTCGTCTCCCGCCATCAGCTCATACTTATATGGATCTGCTTCCACTGTAATTGTAAATGTCCCCAATGTCCTGACACGATTGTAATCTCCTACAACCATACGGCCAGTATAATAATACTGTGGATCATCATCAAAAATCAGTTTCCCTGTCTTTCCATGGAATATCCGCAGAATTTCTGAAAAAACAGCCGGCCATTCATCAATAGAATAGCCACATCCGAAATTTAAGGTAATAATTCTCCGCTCATATATTACCCGTCCCGCTATAGCCTCCGAAAGATCCATACTGCCGTCTGCTCCCGGAATATCCTGATAAAATGTCTTTGGGACTGGAGGCTGTACACAGTGCCGGTCCTTTAAAGCCATTTTATAGGTTTTAAGCATATCAATATCATTGATACTTACGCTTGCATAAATCATCCTGTCCGTCCCTTCAAAATCTGCTGTGCTGCCAGTTTCCTATCAATGCTTCCGGCCGTACATCCTACAACCGCCTTACCGTCCAGCATTACATATTTCTGTTTTGCTATTTCCGGCAGGTACAAATTAAGCATAGACAGCAGATCCATCATTGTTGTAGTTTCCTCCAAACCGTTTCCAGCCCCTGGACGTACAGAAAAAGTATCCGTTAATTTTCTCACCATTTCGGACGGACTTATAGCTACCGACTGATACTTCTTAATTCCATCTCTTAAACCATACATCAGATTCTTTCCGATTTTTTCCCGCATAACAGCAGATGGAGAATGGATTTCAAATGCCTCTGCCATGGTTTTTGTAACATTATTCGCAATCTCCCTGACCACTGCATACAAATTGTCAGACTGGCTCTGCAGCCCTGTTATTATTCCCATTATGGTATTCTGCCCGATGTTCTGCATATCGCCCGGAAGGGTTCCCGCTGCATTCAGGATATTCTGCGCCAAGGCCTTAAATTTCTCCGTATTTTCCGCGTTTCCTGATTCGGTCTGTACGGTTGTTGCAAGGCCCGCAACCATCTCTACAGCGCTCTGTGCCATTGCCAGTTTCATGTTCTCCAGCGGTTGATTAAGAACCGCTCCAAGGCTTGCCATTGTATTTACATATTCATCCTTGTACTCTTCCAACTCCATTTCCGTCTGGTGTTTTAGCTCACGAATCTGCTCTGCGATCTCATTTTGCATGGGACGCAGTTCTTCCAGAGCCTGTTTTTTGGCAATGCGATTTTTCTGCCGATACAGGCTGACATAACGATCCAGTTCATCATCCGTCATTTCTGTCAGTAATTTTACCTGCGCTGCTGATTTTGGTCCTAATTCCTGAAGTTCTCCCAAAAGATCCGATCCGATCCCTCTTGCAGCCAGTTCATCCAGATTATCACGCCATTCTTTCAGGCCATCCACCTGTGATTCCAGGTTATTCAGCAGGTCATCAGAAGTCAGATCCGTATTCATGGAAAACTCGTCAAACAGACCATAGGCATTTTTGATTTGATCTGTTCTGGACGCTACTGCATCCTGATACTTATCGTTCAGATCCTGGATTTTATCATTCAGATTCTCATATGCCTTTGCCACATTCTCCGTATAAGTTTCCTCAGCCTTCTGCATCTTCTCATTCAGATCCTTCTTGGCCTTAAAATACTTATCATCTGCATCAATCCGGGCTTGTGTACCGTCTGTCACCTGTTTCCTTACGGCTTCCCAGAAATCAACTTCATCCGCAAGAGTAAGGTCATTATACACTTCATAGTTTTTCAGTTTTTCCTCAGCAGCATCCAAAATTGCAGCCGATATCTCTTCCTCATTCTTTTTCACATACTTCTTATTGCTCCGTATGCTTTTTGACAGCCCTGAAGCAAGGCCTTCTCCAATCCTCTCCGCAGTTTCCTGTGCTGCTGTTTCGACCTGTCCTATATTGGTTCGGATTCCTTCTGCGAATCCTTCCATCATATGGGGCATCCACTGTTCATAATTTCTCAGAGGCCCTTTTTCAGGTCTTGTAAAATGCATATAATTATATACAGTTCTGGCAACCGTCTGCGCAGCGCTCTCTAATTCCCGTATTCTGCCGCGTATGCCCTGTATATATCCTGCCATCATATCATCGCCCCAGACTTTGGCCTGAGAGGGCAGGTTCTGTATATCCTGGGATGAGGCATCCGCAATTTTTTCTCCCGCATTTTTCACGTCATCTGTGTTCGCTTTTAATGTTTCTTTTACAGCGTCCATCCCCCCTTGGGCTGCTTCGCCTAATGCTTTTGCCACATCTCCGGTTCCCTTTTTAACACCCTCAGCCAATCCGCTTACCGCCTCTATTCCAGCAGATAAGTATCCTGCGTTTTCAGATATTTCCTGTTTTACCCAATTATCCAGTTCCTGTTTGCTCCGGTCAATCAGCTCCTGCATCTGTTTCATCTGTGTCTCAACAATAGCCGGAGCACCATTTTCCACCGCCCGCTGCATCTCATCGTATTTTTCCTGGTATGTCTGCACCTGACGTTCCAAAGATTCTCTGGTGGCCACTTCCGCAGTAAGGAAGTTTTCTGTGAGATTAGTGATAGCCTTTTCGATAGTGGCTTGGTCTCCAGAAGATACTGCAGCACCCAGCTGTTCATAATTGGATACAGTTGCATTAAACTGATCCCAGGCAACCTGTGCTTCTCCCAGTTTCCCTTTCAATTCTTCCAGCTTTTCTTCGTACCCCTTGACCTCTTCATAGGCCTTATTGGATTCTCTTGCCAGTTGCAGGCCCAGTGAACTATCCTCCGGGGTTTCTTCCAAGTGTTTGCGGATATCTGCCAGTACCTTTGCCTGCCGCTCCCTGGCACTGTTAAGCTGTTCCTCTGCCACCTGTACATCTGCAAGACTGTTATAATAATCCACAGAGGCCTGTGCCTGCTTCTGTATCGCCTCTGCATAATTCCCCTCATTAGCCGTCAAAAGTGCCTCTGCCTTTTTCTTAATGATCAGCTGGTCAATATTGTTCATCAGATCTTGATAATTCCTGATCTGGTTTTTCCTCAGTTTAATTTCTATCCCAAGTGCAGCTGCCAGCTGCCCCGTGATAACTTCCGCCTGCTCCTGGCAACCTTCTTTAATCCTTCCATTTTCATCTGTGATCGCTTTAAGATTCTCTGCCAGCTTTTTTTCCTTAATAGCCTGGCTTTCTGCGCTTTCGACTGCTGTTTTCCGGCTCTCAGTAATCATCTTGTAGGATTCCGTCAATCCCTCGACCGCTGCCTTATGTTCCTTTTCCCCATCTGTCAGTTCTCTGGCACTTTTGTAGTATGCATCTGCCTCCCTTTTGGCTCCCACAAAGGACACTGCCAATGCTCCAACCGCTGCCACTGTCAGCAGGATCACTCCTCCTGGACCGGATAATGCTGCCAGTACAGGACCCATAGCGCTGATACCTTTCATCAGTGCACCGACCCCCGTTGTAACCTGTCCCAGCATAATCAGCAGTGGGCCAAGGCCAGCCGCAAATAATCCGATCAGGATTACGGTTTTTTGCATCTGAGGGGATAGCTGCGAAAAGCCTTTCACCAATTCTGCCAAACGGGCAACTGCCTGCTGGATCAGCGGAACCATCTGCTTTCCCAGCGGAACCGCAATATCTGTCTTGATTGTACGTCCAATCCCGGCCATCTGATTTTTAATATCATCATACTTCTGTTTTTTAAGATTCCCGATTGCGTCTTTCGTAGAATCAATCGCCTTTTCCGCATCTCCCATACTCAGTACTACTTCAGCGCCAAGATCCTCCCACATGGTTCCGAACAGGTTCACGCCTGCAATATTCTGTTTTAAAGGATCATCCATATTCCTTAATGCACTTATCGTTTCCTTAAACGCTTCTCTAGCTGTCTCACCACCAGCCGCAAACTTATCCGCCATCTTCTTGGCGTTAAGCCCTGCCACCTTGAATCCTTCCTTTGTGGTATCACTTCCGTCAATCACACGGATGGAAAGTTCTTTTACGGCATCACCAATCTTGTCCAGGTTAAATGCTCCATTTTTAGCGCCTGATGCAAAGACATTGAACATATCCTCCGCACCCAGCCCCACCTTCTGAAACTGAACAGAATACTCATTGATACTATCAATCAACTCTCCCGAATAATCCAAGCCGTTCTGGGCTCCCTGTGCAATCAGGTTAAATGCCTCTTCGGCACCAATACCAAATTGTTTCATCAATGTATTAGCTGCCCGGGTAGTTTCTGGGATATCATAGCCGTATACATCTCTAAGGGTAATTGCCGTCTCGGTTGCCTTTTGGAGCTGATCCGTTGGTATATCACGCATATTCTGACGCACAGAAGCAGCTGATTGGGCCACATCCTCCAAACTCTCACCATAATTATTTTTATAGATATTGCTTAGAATCTCTTCAAACTGTCTCGCTGCCTGGGCGGCCTCCTCCGTTCCGCTCGCACACTCTCCCGTTGCAGTCAGATATGTATTTACTGCGCTTTTCAAGTCATCCGCACTTTTTACAGCAGCCACACCAGCACCGGCCACAGCACCTGTTACAGGCAGCAGGGCAGCACCCACACCGCTTATCTTGCTTCCGGCTGCCTTAACCTTGTCCCCAGCCTGACCAATCTTTTGCAAGGCAACATTCGCAGACGCCGCCGTTTCTTTCAGACTATCCAGTTGTTCCTGAGTGGCAATGATCTCACGTTTCAGCCCTTCATACTGCTGCACGCTGATTTTTCCCCGCTTAAACTGTTCCTGCGCCTGGCTTTCAGCTGCTTTCAGACCGTTCAGTTTCTGTTCAGTCTCTCCCACAGCCTGATTCAGCAGACGCTGTTTCTGCCGCAGAAGCTCCGTATTGGATGGATCCAGTTTCAGGAGGCGTTCCACATCTTTCAGCTGTCCTTGGGTATTACGGATCTCATTATTTGTTTTTTTCAGTTCCTGATTTAATTCTTTGGTATCTCCACCAATCTTAATCGTTATGCCCTTGATCCGATCCGCCATTCTCTCGCTCCTTAAAACCGGTCAAAATCCTCCTGAGTTGCCAGATCTGGATAATCATAGCTGTCATTCTGGGCCTCCGTTGTCATGTCCAGGACAAATCCAATAGACAGCATTTCCAGATCCCGTATGTTTATCCCCATCTGTACTGCCCTCAGCATAAACAGGGGGGTGGTCATTTCCCGGCTACTCGGTTTAGGTTTTTTTTTGATTCTACTGCAGTTTCCATATTCAGGTTCCAAAGTTCAAGTAGATCTGGAAGAACTTCGTAGATGGAAAATGTGTTGAACTGATCCAACCATTCCTCTGGTGTGTCTGGTTGGGAAGAATCCGCGTGTTTTGCCATAACGTAAGCCACATTTTCAAATAGTTCCAGATCGTCAATGGGGATATCACTTCCCACTTCTTCTTCGTCCTCTTCCTTTTTTTCTTTTTTTGAAATCTGCCGCTCTAAGCGGATCAAATCCTTAAAAATATCCCTGCGGAATTTAGCCCGGTATAATCTTGGGATTGCTGCCGAAGCCCGAAATTCCACCGCTTTTCCATCAATCGGTATTGTTTTCTTTATCATTTTACGCCTCTTCTACCGGTGTCTCATATACGGTTTTATACCAGTTATTATAGGTTACTTCATCCGTCTCATCGCCTGTTTTGGCTTTAATTCTGCCATCAGGGAGTGGGGTCGCAGATATTGTCAGCTTTTCTGTAACCGGATCAATCGTTTCCTCTTTCGTTTGTGATTCGATAGATGGCCTGGTGGCTGCACAATTGTACAGTACATGGCGAATTGCTTTTGTATCTCCATCGAATTCAAACAGGAGTGCAAAGGCCGCCTGCTGTGCCTCTGCATTCTCAATCAATACTTTCTTTGAATCCAGTGTTTCTCCCAAAATATCAGTCCGAAAACTTTCTGGAAGAATTGCCAGTTCCACATCTCCCTCATAACCATTATTGGCTGCTGTTTTGTAGTACACAATTCCATCTGCGTAAAATGGTGAAATTTCTCCCTGTGCTTCCATAGACATACTTACTGCGCCAGGAATGGCCACCGGTGTTGCAAATGTGATTTTTCCCTCTTCTGTTTCTGTCAACTTCGCAAAGTGCACATTTTTCAGATTATATTTAATTTTGTTCTTTTTATTCTGCATCAATCAATACCTCCATTTCATATAGCACTTCATACAGCTTCTCTGTTTCAATATATTCTTGTGTCTTATTGAAGAAAAAGCCGTGCCTGTGCAGCGCTTCCTCTAGTTTCTTTTCTGCCTCCAGATCCTTTTTGTCTGTATACAATTCAACATCCAGCCGGTTAATTTCCTGATACACCATTCCATCTGCGGCAAAAGGATCATTTCCCGGATACAGGTATACAACAAAAGGAGGATCAGGAGCTTCCTCTTCCTCAAAGTGATGATATGCCGTCGGGAAGCCTGCAGACCGGAGCATTTTATCAATTTCCTGATCTGTCATTTTTATATCCCCTTTCCTAAACGTTCTTCAAAATCCGCTATAGCCTTTTTTTCTACAGGTGCAATATGTGGGATCCCGTTTACGCGACCGCCTCCCCTTTTAGCATGACCCTTTTCCAGTAAATGGGTCAGCCTATATTTCTTTTGGTTATATATGCGGACACTCATTTGGCTAAATCCATTTGTTTCTACCACAGAGGCCCATCCATCTTTATAATGTTCGGGTTCTCCATAACCTTCTGGTGCCGTTTGCTTCAGTTCTTTTACCGCCCGTCTGCCTGCTGCCTTTGCTGCATCCTTCATTTTCTCTGTTACTTCCGAAGCATACGCTTGCATCATCTCAGCAATTTCTTCTCCCATAAGAGCTATACCGACTTTTCTTCCCATTACTGCCTTCTTTCATCTTTGTAATGTATAGGGCTTTCAGACAGAGACAGATATAGACAAGGCGGTTTTGCATCAAACTTATTCTGTATCTGGCTGATTTTGTATTGTACGCCTTCAATGATAACCAAATCTGTCTGACTGATTTCCGGAATATACGGAATTGCCACCATCCTGCTTATCATATCAGAAGCTACCTTAGCCTGGTAAAATCTTGATATGCCAACTGTTTTATTTCCAAACCGTATCTTTTCCTGTTTTGTTCCGGCAATGCAGCGTTCTTTCACTATACAGATCGAAAGAATCCCATCTCCAAAAGTTTCAAAATCTCTGTTTTTCAGTCTCATATTTCTCTGCCCGTTTTCTCAACCGGAGTGATATAATTTCACCCCGGTAATTACTCCAAAATTCATTTAATGCACCCGCACGTTCATACATAACATAAATGAAAAGAAGAGATTTTTCCTGTGTATCCGATTCAAAGTCACATGCCCCCAGTTTTCCCGAAAGGGCTGCCTCTCCCCTCCGAATCATACTGTTTAGCTTTTCATCTTCCTCTAAACTCGTCTGCCAGGTAATGTCCAGATAATTTTTCACTTCTTCAAGCAATTTCATGGGACTTCCTCATCACTTTATGCCTTAGTATTCGCTGCGGTTGCCTCTCCCGCTGTCTGTACTTCTACTTTCAGTACAGCAGGTTTTAATTTGCTAATATCCAGCACCAGGAAGGCATTATTGTCAACAGGCTCTCCGTGTCCATACAGCTTTGTCAGATAAACTCTTTCATCCTCAAGGAAATGATACTGATCAGAATACTCAATTTTCCCTGATTTTGCCGTACCAATTCCCATGAAATATTTTTTTCCCAGTCCCAAAATCGCCTTGTCTTTCGGAACTCTGACCGACTGAATAACTGTGGTTGGATATGGAAGGACATTATTTACATAGGTTCCCGCCGGACTCATAATTGTAGTTCCTGGCATCACTTTTGTGAAATAATCGGATGGATTCACTACCATAATAACATTCTGTACAATCCGGTTCTTTCCTTTCGGTGTCACTGCCAGTTTGGCAAGTAAACCACCATAAGTCACCGGATCAAGGCTTGTTATCGGCAATGCCTCCTTGTCCGGATACACGCCTCCGGAAACCTCTACGTCATCCCCCACTTTTTTCATCATTCCAATAGGCTGATCCTTTCCAGTACCGGCAATAATTCCTTCCTCCAGGCCATTATAAGCAGCTTCTGTAAGAATATCTCTCACATACCGGTCCATCCATGCAGGGCCTAAATCCAGCATAGCTTTGCAGACAGGAAGAAACGCTGATAATTTTTTCAGCCCCATATTGATCTGCTTGAATCCAGAGGAAAGTTCCTTTGTGATTGTATCGCAGAGTTTTCCCCATGAAGCTAACTGCACCTCATCGGTATTAAGATACATCTCAATCAATCCTGATGTATTCTGAAAATCAATGGCATCTAAAAGAGGATGCTGCTGTGTTAAATCCTCAAATACCCGGTCGATCACGGTCTTAGGCATCACCACCTCCAGATCCGTCAGCGCCTGTTTCGGATTAGATGATTTCATAGCCTGAATGACCGCCTGGTAATACTGTGTCTCCTCGCTGGTCAGCTGATGAACGCCGCGGCCTGCCAAAACCATCGTATCTGCGGCCTGCTGCTGTGCTGCTACCTCATTAAGAATATTTTCCTGAATATTCATGGATAATTTCTCAAATGCCTCTGCAAAAGCGTCCGGATCATTGTTAGCAATCGCGTCATTCATCTGCTGTAAAATCTTTGTTTTTTCCTGCATCAATACATCTTTATTTTTCATTTCTACTCGCCTTTCCGGGCTACGCCCTTAAATAACTGTAACAGCTTCTTCGATTCTTTGTCCGCAGGATTCTTCCTGCTCCTAAGCTGTGTAATCTGCTCTCTGAAACTCTGCTGGCTGTTTAACTGCCTCTGCATCTGCGACAATTTTTCCAGCATATCGTCTGGTTTTGGCTCAACGGCCTTTTTTCCATACACTTCATCAATCAGGCCATACTCCAAAGCCTTATCCGGAGTCAGATATGTTTCTGCCTCCATCAGAGATTTTAATTCTTCTTCTGAAATCGTGGCCCGTTCCATGAATACCTGACGGTTTGCCTCCATCATATCGTCCAGATCATCCGCATATTTGCGAAGCTGCGTCGCATTCCCCGAGCAGTACATCCACATATTATGGATCAATGCCGTTGTACCAAGACACATCTTCCGGTTTTCGCAGGCCTGCAGGATCAGGAATGCCACACTATGGGCCACACCATCCACAATTCCTGTTTTATGGTTTGTTTTCTGCTTCAAAAGGTTGTAGATCGCCACTCCCTCTTTCACAGATCCCCCGTTGGAATTGATATGGAGTTCAATTTCCTGTCCCTCCGGGATTTCTGCCAGCTGTTCCGCAAAATATCTGGCGGATGTTTCAGATTCTTCATATTCCCAGGTATTCCAGTTAAACTCCCCATACTCCGTTACATCATCGTAGATATACAGCAGTGTTTTATTTTCTGCCTGTACTGGTTCCAGTCTCCAGTTGGTTTTTGACTGATTTATCATTTCTTCTCACCTCCTTCCCGCGGATCTGCGTTTAGACTCTCTAATAATTCCTGAATTGTACTGTAGTTCTTAGTAATGAAATGCTGATCCGCCCATTCTTCCTCAATTTTCGATTCTCCGATCATATGCAGGATGTCATTTATCGTGAAAACTCCGGAAGAGATCAGCTTATCTACCGGTGTTGCTATATCGAAAATATCAATATGCTTCACAGCAGTAGTATCAATCCTCAGGTAGTTCCCTGCCAATATTCCTGCCAGGCCGTTCCTTTTCCTGTTGATTTCTTTTTCAAGCATCCGTGCCAACGGATCAATACAGAATGTCAGAAGTTCATCCGTAGCCTTTCCAGTGTCCTGCACATCTCCTTTTGCCAGTGACGGAGGGAAAGAAAATGCCCTGGCAGTGAAATCGAAAATATCATCTGCCAGAGCTTTAATATCTCTTGTGGATTCGCTGGAATATGTCTTTGACTGCAGTTCCGTGTATTTATATCCGTCATACAAGGGTAGTACTGCATTTTCACTCTCAAAAAATTTCTTGAAATAATTGCTCATCAGCTCCCGCAGTGTATCAGAAAAGTCATCCTCTGCCTGCGCCTGTGCATCAATGTCTAAAACGCCTCTGCTGCCTCTCGACTTTTTATACGCATTCGCGGCGTACTGCATCAGATCATTATAACTGGAATATAGCAGGTTCACCAGATTCTTCATATCTACGGAGTTTAGCTGGAAATACATTACTTCACTTTGATAGAATATCTTCTCGAATGTAAAATTATCAACCGTCACTCCGCTAAACTGATAATCGTACATAGCATATGTGGTTTTCTGAAAATCATCTGCCACAAAAATCTGCCCGTTTGCCTCCACAATCAATGCTTCATTTTTGAGATACAGGTTCCCGATCAGCTTTGTAAGAAAAGCAGAAGCGTTTTGATTCCTGTTTGGCTCCACATTCCACAGGTAATACTCCGCTTTCTTTACTGGTTTATGCCCCAGATATGTCTTAAACTCGCATTTACTCAGCGCATTTGCAATCTTATTCACGCAGGTCCAAAAAGCGACCTCCCGGATATATGCATTATCCATCAGACCGAAAAATTCCTGCCAGTCAATATCTACTATTCGGGTCTGCTCCGCTGTTCCTCCCAGCTTTTCAACCAGCCATTTCTTAAAATTCAGCCCCACAATCTGTTTTCACCTCCCCTCAATAGGTATATACTTCAAACTTCGGTTTCTTCCGTCTCGCCATTGGCAGCAGATCCTCAATTGTCATGCTCGCCGCCAATGCCATGAACGGATCCGTCTTTCGGCTTTTTCCTTCTATCTTTCCATAAACGAAGTTTCCCAGATCCGCATCATTCTCATGCCCTGGTTTTCTCCCGGACCGGATTAACTTCGTGTTATTGGTGGCCCACCTCAGCAGTGGATTATCACCCCATATAAACCAATGATTTGTAAAGCAGCTGTCTATCACCGTAGCCACCCGCATAATATCCATCGGCCTAACCAATTTAATATTTTTATAGGTTTTCGCATCAAATCCGATTTCCCGAAGGGCATTACTGAGTAAAGCATAGCGGAAATCATCCAGAGCCAGATGCCGGATATCATACTGCCGTTTCATTTCCGTAATATAATCCGTTAAATATGACGGATGGATTTCCACATCATCAACCAGGGTCAGGTGTCCGTCCTTAGCCCATTCTTTCCACGGGCATTTCATTCGTGGAATATCCTTTGACTGTAAGCATAGCCAAGAATGGTTAATATCATAGCGCAGATCCCCATCCCTAAAATGCAGATTCACAGACGCAAAGTCTGTGATCTTGGAGTAGTCAATCCCGCAGGTGCAGCTCCACCGTGCCAGGTCGACCAGATCCCGCTTGGTTATCATGATATTTTCCCACTCTGTTACTTTTATCTCGCTAGAAGAATCCGGAATATTCATTCGCTTTGTCATGAATGCCGGCAGCCTGTCCGGATTTTTCTTCCAGTCCCTGTATTCCTTGCGAATTTCTTCCAGAAGGTTTGGCAGATACGGGAGCGATGGATTCGCCATCGGCCAGTTGGCCTCATCGTGTACATCTTCCTTTTTGTTTAATTTGCAGATAAACGGCAGAAGTCCATTGTCCGGTTCTCCCCCGCGTAGGATTTCTTCCGATGTTTCCAGCAGATCATCCAGGGGGCCTTCCCGGACATCCCCATTCGTTGTGTAGTAGGATCTTCTGGGATGCTTTTTCTTTCCCAGGCCGGTTGTAAAGACATTGATATTGGCATAATCCTCATACTGGTGGATTTCATTGAAGATGCAGATCCCAGAACGCAATCCATCTTTTCCCTTCGGACTGTTTGTCCGCCCTTTCATGCAGGAACGGTTTTTCAGGGACATTACCTGTTCTTTTGTCCAATAAAAGAAGCGTTTCATCTTCTTTATGATTTCCGGCTGTTCAAATGCTGCAATCACATCCCGCACAGGCCGCATGGCCTGGTCTTCATTATTCGCGCAGATATCCACATCATACTCCCGGATCCCATTATACGGAGACATCAGGCACACAGATTCCCACGCTATGGTTCCATCCTTTCCAGCGCCACGTCCCAGTTCGCAAAACAGATCCGGCCATCTTGGCAGTCCGCTATCTCTCCAATAGGTACAGTCATGTAATCCTATCACAAATTTCTGCCACGGAAATACCGTTTCAAACGGGAAATATTTTGCAAGCCCTATATAATGCTCCAGCTGTTCATCATCTGTGTAAATATTCTCTGTTTCAAAACATCTTTTAATATGTGCAACCAGTAATTCCTGCTCTTCGCAGACTGCATATGTGTGATTCTCAACAATATTGATCCATTCCTGGATATGTGGATTGATCCTACAGTTCATCCTCATCACTATCCGGAACGATCTCTCCTGTAGTCAGTCCAAGCTTATCAAGAATCAACAGCATCTGCTTTCCCACTGCAACCAGATCCTTCACCGATTGATTCTGCTTTACAATGGGATATCCGCTGGCCGAAGTTGTCTCGTAGGAAATTCCTCTGGTTTTAATGTCTTTCTGCAAGGCCTTTTTAATATCATACAGATTCATATAATCACAGATCAGGTCCTGAAAACATTCAATTTTAGCCCCTTTTTTCCATAGTTGGAGTTCCAGCGATTCCTGAATTTTCTTTTTATTTGGCGCCCTTGCTGCCATATCAATCACCTCAAATTTTTTATTTTTCATTTTTTCTATCATGCGCGCGAAAAATATCTTTTGTCTTGGCCACCCACCGGTCTCCAAACAGCCGATTAAAATTGTAATTTTTTTGACCGGGGGTATTACCAGCGTTCCTCTGTCAGCAGCTTTTTTTCTTTTTTTCGGTATCCATGAACTTCTTCATGGCAATCATGGCATAAAGAAAGCAGGTTCCGCTTCTGCGTTCCCTGCCAAGTATAGTACATATCCAGAGCCAATTCTGGATGTTTTTTTACATAATTAACATGATGTACTGTTGTTGCCTTTCTATAACGTCCCTTAGATTTACAGATCTGGCATTCATATTTATCCATTTTCAAAACCTGTTTTCTGAGTTTTTTCCAATCTGTACTATTATAGAAATCATGCAGCTTTCCTTCTATGATAAGTTTCTGTATACTTTGTATCCGGTCATCCATTACTTTTCTAATTATTTTTTTACAAGCAAAAATCCCCACATCTCTGTAGGGATCTTTACACAAAGGGATTATTACGGAGAAGTAGAATATGTACAGGATATTAGGAATATTCTGTCACACAACCTTCCAATGTTGCATGATAGCATATTACCACATTTTATCCGAACATGGGCGAACATTTTTAATTTTCTTCAAAAAAATCTTTTATTTCGCATTCGGCAGCTATTCTCTGTAAACTTCTTGGTTCGCTTCGGGAATATATCATTCATCTCTTGAGCCACTTTCCACCATGGTAAATCATCTATGTAATATAGGCGAAACATACTACGTAGTTCTCCATCTTCAATGTTATCAATAAATTCCTCTGCCTGAATCGTCAAATCCAACAATTCCAATTCATGTACTTCCAGAATATGGTCGTATCTTTGCAACGATTTTATTTTCTTAGATAGTATCTTGGTAGGGATTCCATTTATTTTAATTGAACCATATATATTCCACTCTCCCTTAGATCCCTTTACTGTATCGGAATATCGTTCGTTCTCTAACCTGCGAATTTCTTTTTTTATTTTCTCACGTCTTTGGCGTATACTCTTTATCTCCATTTTCATTTTATAACATTGTTTCAGTACCTCCTTGTCCAACGGTATCACCTCCTCGCCTTCAAAATCCTCTGTCTGGCCTCGTCCCACTCAGCCGCCCACATCTCTGCCTCTACCCGGACAATCAGGTACCGCTTCTGGTACAGTATTCCCATGTCGCTGTACCTATCGACCTACGCCCGTGTCGCCCAGTCAAACATCCGGCAGATTTCTGCTATGCTGTACCGCCCCACAAGCTTCCCGCAATCGTACAGGTCATAATATACCGGCCCCGGCATAACATCACCTCCCATCTGGTGGAAACCTCTTCCGATACTCCCTGTGCCCCTCCAGGTACTGTTCTGCCTTCCTCTGTTTGTCTAATAGCTGACGTAACTCATTCAGGAACTTCTGGCCGGATGGGCTCATAAAATACTGGGCGAATGCCTCATACATTTTTGCTGTGTCCTTATGCTCACGCCGTACTCTCCGGCTATTCCAGAGCTTCAGGGCCTCATTATGTAAGTCATACTTGTTGTCTGTAAATTCCAATGTGTGGAGAAGATCCTGGAGACGCTTGTCCTCATCCCCCACATACGAAAATGAAATCTGGTACATCTCCTGGCATACTTTTGCAAACTCTAGGAAATCCTCCAACTGCTCAGATGGCTTCTTTTCCACGGTATCACCTCCAGATCAACAGCACCGCCATCAGGGAGCCCCAGACCATAAGGTAATTCCAGCGGTCAATGTTGTGCCGTATCAGATTGGTTGTCCCGGTTACGGCCCACAGAATAATCACTACGTTCTTAAGCACATTCATTCTCTTACCTCCTGTATCTCTCATCCGGGCATAATGACGTATACGCATAGGCCGGCATCCGGGCTGACCACCCATCCAGCTTCGGCCCCCGGATCGCCTCTGCGTCACTGGCCGCTACTGCCCGCTCTCTCCGCAGCCGGTTCGCCTTCCTCTGGGCCTCCGTTTTTACAATCCCCATTATGTATCCCTTCTTTCTGGCCCCGCAGCAGGGCTATGGCGTATTCCAGGTATGGATTTTTCTTCTGCCACATTGTTTCCTCCTAGGCTATATGTCAGATTAGTTACTCTGCCATTCATACTCTCCAAAATACAACATAGCACATATGACTCGTATCAAAGGTTATGGAGATGATATTTTCACTTGTTATACCTTCCCAATTACTGTCCTTCTCCAGAATCGCTGTATTGATATCATTAGGGTCGTTTGTGTACTGCCACATGATCATGATTTCTGCTCCTCCTCTATCTCTTTCAAATGTCAGTTTACCAGCCTATGATGCAGTATCCAGGCATCAGTCCGTATTCCTCTGCATTTCGCAATACATATTTCACATACCTACGAACGTATTTTCCTGTGTAGCCATCGTTCCATTCTTCTAAGATGAGCAAATCTCCAACTTGGATATTATCTTCATCCACCCGGATTTCAAAATTCTTCTCTCTTGCTCGCACTGCCTGGAAATATTCGGGCAGTATCTTCTTTTTGACAACTCTCATCTTTGACCTCCATCAAACCTTAATCTAATACCTTACTGACGTTCTTAACTTCTGGGTGCTTTTCCAACCACGAAATAGCTTTTGCGGAGCTGCTAAACCATTTTCTTTCTGTATGTCCATCATGATAAAACAGCCACAGAGTCAACCCTTTTTCCATCTTACACCTCCATCAAACCTTAATTTACCGTATCAAACATACTGATCTGATCATCTGGCTCCCAGGCCAGCATTTCAGCCTTTGCCCTTCGATAAAAAGTACGGTCAATCTCAAAACCATATGCACTTCGCCCTAACTCATACGCCGCGCGTAATGTACTTCCACTTCCTGCGCAGGGGTCAATCACAACATCTCCCGGATCTGTAAAGACTTCTATCAGATTTTTCAACACTTTTACCGGCTTTTGTGCCGGGTGGATTTTCGGAATGTCTTTCCCATCCCTCTCCCAGCGGAACCAGTTAAACACCATATGCCCTGTTCCAGGAATCGTCTTTCCGTTCTCGTCCGTCCTCACGCCGTTTCTGAATTTTGGCAGCCGGTCTCGGTACAGCACAAGGGCATATTCTGTCGCTCCTACGATCCGCATATTTGCTTTTAACACCTGCGGGCTGTAATTCTTACAGAAAACCAATGGTATGTAATTTACAAAACCATGTTTTTCTGCTGCCTTAATCAATGTCTGGATCTGCTCAAAACTGCAAAATACGATCATGCATGGGCTATCACTGCTGCGGCCACGCTGCACCGGTTTCACATCATCTTTTTTTAACATCTTTGAGCAAAAGTGGAAATACTCAAAAAGATTGAAATTGAAGTCCGAGTTAAATGCCGCCTTACCCGCCAGTTTGCTTTCCCCGTTCCTGTTATCCCCTCCTTTGTACCACATTGGATTCGATCCATAAAAGTTATTTCCTACGTTATACGGTACATCCGCAATAATCAGCTGCGCTGAAGGGATTGCATATTTTTTGTAATTCTGCATATTGTCTCTGTATATCTCACATTTTACTTTTTTTGTGTATTTCATTTTTCCAGAAAGAGCCGGGATATCCCATTACGGCGGCCACCGCTCCGGTCTCCTTTCTCAAAACTTAATTTTCTCAAATGAATCCATCTGCAAAGAAATCCATCTGCCCAGGCAGATCTACGCCGTCTGGTACGTTTTCCCATTCAACTCCAATGTAATCCAGCACCCGGCCCCAACCAAACTTTTCGCCAGTCTCCGGATCCGTACAGCAGCGGTACATCCAGAACTCCCATTCCTTAGGATTTCTTACACGCAACTGGTCAAACCTGTGGGGCCTCTTCTCCATATGGACTCCAAATCCGCACATACTGCATCCAGTTCTCTGTGCCCCTGTGGTGTATAGGGTTCCATCCACTTTTCTGACAATCTCCCCGTAAATCTCCGGTACTGGAGCATTCAGATCAAGAGCCAGCTGCAACAAATCCTGCCGCAGGAACGGGGCAAATGGTGCAGATCGGATTACTCCCTTGCCAAAATAGTTGCAGCCGTGTTCTATAAGTGCCTCTTCTCTCTGCCCGCCCTCTGATGCCATCAGTCCCAAAAATGGTCGGCTTTTGTGCTCTTTCGCCCAACGATCACAAGGCTTTTCCTTCATGTACAGGCAACATTTATTCGATACCAAGAACGGGGCTATCTGGTAGTTCACTCCCTCATTATCATTCTCATAACCTGCAAACAGCTCCAGCCACTTCTGCGGCATTTTCATTCGACTCTTCTTGGCATAATGTCCCTGAGCTCCACACTCGCCTGTAATAATTGCATGGCGGACCGTCTTATTCTTCTCTGTGGGATGCTGTAGCGTATCAATCCGGCCTGCAATCTTCTTGGAGATTACTGGGAAACCATATTCCTGCAAAATCTGTACTTTGGGCTTCCCTGGCATGATAGATATTACTCCCAAGTCCCTATGTATCTTCTGAATACTTCTATCCTCCAAAGCTGATACAGATATAGCTGGAACATCAATCCCAATCTTCCGGAGGAACATCAGGAGCACAATGCTGTCCAGCCCACCCACACTGACATGGGCATTCAGCCCCATTTCATCCAGCTTGTCTATGTACTCTCGGGCCCGCAGCTCTGCTCTTCTCACCTTTACCTCGTAAGGCAGGGCCTGCATGGCGGTCATCTGCGCTTTCTTTTTCTTCTTTTCGGTCTTCCACTCTTCTGTAGTTAATTCTTTCTTTTCCATTTTTCTGAAAGGAACCTGCTATAGCATTACCCCGGCCGGAGGTTCCAGCTCCTTTCTTAGATCTTGATTCTGTTCTATCCATGATATCAACACATATACTATCCTGAGGTGATATCATGGATTCTTGTGAACTTACAGTAACGATTTCTGCTCTGGCCTGCTGCATCGCGGATGGCAAGTCTCCAGAAGAGATCGCCCTGATCAGTTCCATCTTTATGCAGCTTGGTGACTCTCTGGCCACTATGGCTGCACATCAGGCCCTCTGTGCTCCCAAGGATACCAAGTAATT